TTTGACGGGTCGGTGCTGGCGGCAACAGGCAATATCACGGCGACCGGCACGGTTGAACCGGCGGGCGATACCGCTGCCGGGGACAATGCGGCTATTGGCTACACCTCGGCTGAAGGACTTATCCTCACAGGACAGGGCTCAACCAACGACGTAACGATTAAGAATGATGCCGATGCAGAAGTTATGGGCGTTCTTACCGGGACAACCACGGCAGCCTTTACGGGTCAGGTGACTGGAACCGGTTTTACCGGAACATTGGACGGAATATTAGGGTCTGGTACGCCAGCGGCTGCGACGGTCACAACTATTGATGCATCGGGCGTAGCTACAGCGACAACCTTTGAGCCGGACGGCGATACAGCGGCGGGCGATAATGCGGCTATTGGTTACACAAGTGCCGAGGGCTTGATCCTTACAGGTCAAGGTTCGACCAATGATGTCACAATTAAAAACGATGCGGATGGGACCGTCATTTCAATTCCGACGGGCACCACAAACGTCACAATCGCCGGTGACCTAACTATCTCAGGCGACGATTTAACAATGGCAACTAATACTAGTGGTGCCGCTTTAATCGCCGATGGTACGAATTTTAATCCCGTCGTTATATCTGGCGACATTTCGATCAATACATCTGGTGTGGCAGCTATTGGTTCTGGGGTTATTGTAGAGGCAGATATCGCTGATAATGCTGTAACTCTTGCTAAGATGGCTGGGGGAACTGATGGAAATATAATTAGTTATGACGCCAGCGGAGATCCTGTAGCGGTTGCAACGGGAACCGATGGGCAGGTACTTACGTCGGCGGGAGCAGGACAACCCCCGGCGTTTGAAGATGCTGGCGGTGGTGGTGCTTCAGACATTAACGGTCTGTCAGACGCCATCACAAATTCTTCTGGTGCGACAGTTGGTCTTGGTACAGGCGCATTAGCCAACGATGACGGCACTACAAATAAGAACACTGCTCTTGGTTATGGTGCGCTTAATTCCAACACCTCTGGTTACAATAACACAGCGGTTGGGTATGAAGCTCTTGAAGCCCACACCGAAAATGGCGACTGCGCAGCGATTGGATATCAGGCGCTTTATAGTAATATCTATGGTGAGCGCAACACAGCGGTTGGGAAGGATGCGCTTAAACTCAGCACCACTGGTTCAAGCAACTCAGCAATTGGGGCCGGAGCGCTTGACGCCAACACCACTGGTGGAAGCAACACAGCAATTGGAGATAAAGCGCTTAGCTCTAACACCACTGGTTCATACAACATAGCGCTTGGGTATGAAGCACTTGATACCAACACCACTGGTTCAAAACACTCAGCGTTTGGGTATCAGGCGCTTAAATCTAACACTACCGGGCCAGAGGGCACAGCGTTTGGGTATAAGGCGCTTCTCTCTAACACCACTGGTACACAGAACGTAGCGGTTGGGAATGAGACGCTTCGATCCAACACCACTGCTGACTACAACACAGCGTTTGGAACTTTTTCGCTTTATTTAGCCACCACTGGTGGATACAACTCAGCGCTTGGATTTCAGGCGCTTAAAAACAACGACACTGGTACGAACAATGTAGCAGTTGGGTATCAGGCGGGAGATTTAACCACAACAGGAAGTAATAACACATCTTTGGGTTATGGATCTGATCCAACAGCAAACGATGCTGATAACGAAGTCACCTTGGGTGATGCTAATGTCTCAGCGCTTCGTTGCCAAGTCCAGACTATATCCGCACTTTCAGATAGGCGGGATAAAAAAAGTATTAAAGAACTGCCAGTTGGACTGGACTTTATCAATGACTTAAAGCCTGTCAAGTTTGTCTGGGATATGCGTAATGGTGGTAAGAAGGATATTCAAGAAATTGGTTTTATCGCACAGGATTTGGACGAATCTCAAATCAATGCTGATGCTGAAGACTATCTGAATCTTGTTTTAAAAAACAACCCGGATAAATTAGAAGCATCTTATGGAAAATTAGTTCCAATTTTAGTGAAGGCTGTGCAAGAACTTTCAGCTGAAGTTAATCAACTAAAAGAGAAACTCAATAATTAAATAAGGAGTAATAAAATGACTGATATACAAACTGAAGCTGAGATTGCTCAACATTTTTCTGCAATGGACGACAGCGTAAATTTAATCGCGGCCATAGTGGAGGATGATTCTCGTTTTGTTAATAATGATCCAGATGGCGCTAGTGGCGTAAAATTAATGGTCACACGCAATACAGATCATTTAGAGATTCAAGCAGCTAAAGATTGGTACTCTGCCTCAAGCAACAGTAAAACTTCCTATGAGAACGCAGTTGCTATAGGCAAGGCATACGTTGCTTAAAGTGAAAACGACCTCTGATGGTATTGGTGGAGGATTAGCCGGATGAGTGGCTCCATAGGGGCCTTTCCCGTATCCGCGCATCCGATTTCTGGGACAGGGACTCAGGACGTTGCAGTTACCGTTTCGGGTGTTGCTGGGACGGGAGCGGTTGGCACCGTTACGGTTGTTGGTGGAAGCGTTGTAACAGTTTCGGGTGTTGCTGGGACGGGAGCGGTTGGCACCGTTACGGTTGTTGGTGGAAGTGTTGTTACCGTTTCGGGTGTTGCTGGGACGGGAGCGGTTGGCACCGTTACGGTTGTTGGTGGAAGTGTTGTTACCGTTTCGGGTGTTGCGGGGACGGGAGCCGTTGGAACGGTTTCGGTTGTTGGTGGAAGTGTTGTTACCGTTTCGGGTGTTGCTGGGACGGGTGCGGTTGGCACCGTTACGGTCACGCCTGGGATTAGTGTTGAGGTCTCGGGTGTTGCTGGGACGGGTGCGGTTGGCACCGTTACGGTTGCTGGTGGAAGCGTTGTAACAGTTTCGGGTGTTGCTGGGACGGGTGCGGTTGGCACCGTTACGGTTACTAGTGGGATTAGTGTTGAGGTCTCGGGCGTTGCTGGGACGGGAGCTGTTGGAACAGTTTCGGTTGCTGGTGGGGGTAGTGTTGAGGTCTCGGGCGTTGCTGGAACGGGAGCTGTTGGCACCGTTACGGTTACTAGTGGGATTAGTGTTGAGGTCTCGGGCGTTGCTGGAACGGGAGCTGTTGGAACAGTTTCGGTTGCTGGTGGGAGTAGTGTTACCGTTTCGGGCGTTGCTGGAACGGGTGCCATTGGAACGGTTACAGTTACGCCTGCGATTAGTGTTGACGTTTCGGGCGTTGCTGGGACGGGAGCCATTGGAACGGTCACGATGTCCGGTGATGTTTCCGTCGCGGTTGATGGAGTATCCGCCACGGGCGCAATATCGAATGTTAATGTTTGGGGAATAATTGATGCATCACAAACCCCTGATTTTTCAACCATTAGTTCCTCACAAAGTCCAAGTTGGTCAACTGTGGATGCTTCACAAACCCCTGGTTGGACAAAAATAGCGGCATAGGAATAGGATTATGGCTTCTTCATATTCAACAAGTCTCGGAATTGAAAAAATGGCGACCGGAGATCAATCCGGGGCTTGGGGTACAACAAGTAATCACAACTGGGACATTCTAGATCGTATTTCAGCCTATACTGCTATTGCCTTATCCGATGCTTCTACGGCCACTCTTACCGTCCGGGAAGCCTCCCCTGACGCTGGCACGGAAAATCTTCAAAATGGTATGTATCGTGTTATTAAATTTACGGGTTCTTTGAGCCAAGCTTGTACGATCACAATAGCGCCTAATACTACTAAAATGTTCTTTATAGTGGCTAATGCCACTACTGATGCCGGATCAAGTGGCCCATATTCTCTGGCTTTTTCGCAGGGTAGTGGAGCTAATGTCACGGTACAAAATGGCAATAATGCCGTCATATATTGTGACGGTGCTGGTAGTGGTGCTGCTGTAACGGATGCTTTAAGCGATTTACAGATTGGAAACGATCTTAGCCTGGTATCAGATTCAGCCGTTGTTAATATGGGAGCGGATAATGATATTACGATCACCCATGTTGCGGATGTAGGATTAAAATTAAAACAAGCTGGTGCAACAGGTGATGGCAGCCCCTTTGTCCTAACCCTTCAAACAGGTGAGCTGGATATTGCGGCGGATGATGTTCTAGGTCAGATAGATTTTCAAGCCCCCGACGAGGCCACGGGTACTGATGCTATTCTGGTAGCTGCTGGTATATCGGCTATTTCAGAAGGTGATTTTAGTTCCAGTAGCAATGCTACTAAATTAAGTTTCAAAACCGGGGCTTCCGCAGCCGCCACGGAGAAAATGTATATTACCAGTGTTGGTAATGTGAATATGAAGAATACGGCCACAGGCGACGATACGCCTGTGGTGTTAACTCTTCAAACAGGCGAGCTAGATATCGCGGCGGCGGATGTTATAGGTCAGATAGATTTTCAAGCCCCCGATGAAGCCGCCGGAACGGACGCTATTCTTGTGGCGGCTGGAATTGCGGCTGTATCAGAGGGCGATTTCAGTTCTTCTAATAATGCCACCAAACTAAGTTTTAAAACTGCCTCAAGTGCGGCTGCGGCAGAAACCATGTCATTAAGTTCTGGCGGTAATTTAACCATTGCTGGTGATTTGACTGTCTCAGGCGACGATATAACGATGGCAACTAACACCAGCGGTGCTGTTTTAGTTGCTGATGGAACAAATTTTAATCCAGTTGTGATGTCTGGTGATGCGACAGTGGCTACTGATGGGGCGTTAACAATCGCTAATGATGCTGTATCACTAGCTAAAATGGCCTCTGGAACAGATGGAAATATAATTTCTTATGATGCGAGCGGGGATCCTGTCGCAATTGCTACAGGAGATGATGGTCAGGTACTTACGTCGGCGGGAGCGGGGCAGCCCCCAGCGTTTGAAGATGCTTCTGGTGTTTGGACTTTAATAGGTACATCCGTTGCATCAAGTAGCGCCACCTTAGATCAAACTGGGCTTGATTCAACGTATGACACATATGCTATTGCGCTTTCTGATTTAAACCCAGCGACAGATGACGTTGATGCATATTTTAGATGGGGAGATTCGAGTGGTATTGATAGTGGAAGCACGGATTATGAGTGGGCCACTTGGGGCATGTTATCAAACCAGTCATCCGATCTCACCTCCTCGATAAGCACTGGTGACGGTCAAATAATACTTATTAATGATCAGGGCCAAGCCATCGGCAACGCCGCATCTGAAGGTTTTAATGCAATGCTGTTTCTGCACGGGCCAGGAGATAGCACGCAGCGACCATCGGTTAGCGGACAGTACACTTACTACAGCATAAATGATGTCTGTGGGGTAGGTTCTTGCTTCGGGGGCCGCAAGGCATCGTCAGGTGATATCACGCTGGATCGAGTACAATTTTCATTCAGCAGTGGTAACATTGATACAGGAAGAATGACAGTATGGGGAATCAAGCACACATAAGGAGGACTGACGATGGGTAGCTTTACAACAGTTAACAAAGTTGATGAGAATGGAGTCATCTGCAAGTACGATACCTTTGAAACTAAGGAAGAAGCCGACGCAAGGATTGTTGAACTACATCAGATGTCAGGATTTGAAGACGCTTTTATAGTCGATAATGCCGCAACTGCCGTAAATGGTGAGATGTGTTTTCAAAACCCATCTCGTTGGACCGTTGATAAAATAAATAAGACGATAAGTTTTGATCAGAATGCTTTCGATACAGACCAGTATAACGGACATATGAAACTCCTGAGAGCAGAGCGCAATAATCTTTTGGAAGTGAGCGACATAAGCGTTCTCCCTGATCGCTGGGCAACGATGAATGATGATACAAAAACTGTTTGGTCTACTTATCGTCAAGTACTTCGTGATTTACCGGCTACAGTAGTTGATCCAGCCAATCCTGTATGGCCTATGGAGCCTAGTTAAATGTCCGCACTGGAAACTGCCATAGAGAATGATGAGGCTTCTGGATAGACATGCCTTTAGCCAAGATAATCTTTCGCCCAGGTGTGAACAAAGAAACCACCTCCTATGGTATTGATGTACAAGATATACCTGGGTGGTTTGATTCCAATCTTATTCGTTTTAGAAAAGGTCGCCCTGAGAAAATGGGCGGCTGGGAAAAACTAAGTAGCAACACCATAGAAGGTACTGGTCGATCTCTTCATACTTGGGCCGCTCTTGATGGCAGTAAGTATATGGGACTTGGGACGCAAACGAAGTTCTACGTAGAAGAAGGTGGAACGTATAACGATATAACACCTATACGAACCAGCGCGACACTTGGCTCAGACCCCCTTAAAACGGGAAGCGCATCAAGTGGTGTAGTAACCGTAACCGCAGTAGCCCATGGGGCGAAGGACGGTGATTTTGTAACATTCAGCGGGGCAACGGCGACTGACGGCATAACGGCAGCGCAACTTAACACAGAACACGAACTAACTCTTGTGGATTCAAATTCCTACACCGTAGACACAGGTGGAAGTGCTTCTTCTGGGTCTACCGCTGGCGGCGGGAGTGCCGTTATTGCGACTTATCAGATTAATGTAGGCCTCAATGTTGAGGTATCTGGAGTTGGGTGGGGCGCTGCGTTATGGGGTGGCATTTCATCTGGATATACTCAAACGACGCTCAATGATAGCGGAGGGATTAACGACTCTGTCACATCTTTCATACTAACAAGTGCTTCCGATTTTGAGACGGCGGCCAGCACCATTTCTGCAAATGTTGCCTTGAACGCGTCATCGCTTCCTCTGGCAAGTTCAACTGCGTTTCCTAGCAAAGGAACCGTTCTCATAGGAAGTGAGAAAATCCGTTATGAGACTAATGCGGATAATGTTCTTGGAACTTTAACGCGAGGTACTGATGGAACTACCGCAGCGGCGCATAGCAGTTCGGCAGCAATTACATTTGTCGGATTAATCCAAATAGATGATGAACTTATTCAATATACGGGGAAAAGCTCGAATACCATAGATGCAGGAGTTGTTAGGGGGGTTCGTGGAACGACAGCCGCGTCTCATAGCGATGGGGCAGATGTTTTAGAAGCTAACGACTTTGTCGGATGGGGAGGGGCTTCTTCTATAAGTTCCACAACGAAACTTCGTTTATGGTCTCAGGACAACTGGGGAGAGGATTTAGCTTTTTGTCCCTTGGATGATACTCCTTATTATTGGGATAAGACATTGGGAGTAGGTTCTAGAGCAACAACATTTGCTTCTCAAACGGGGGCCTCGGATGCTCCGACGATAACGCGCCACATTATGGTTTCAACTACAGATCGCCATATAATCTGTCTTGGATGTAATCCGTTATCGGAGACTGCCCAAGATCTACTGCAAGTTAGATGGTGCGATCAGGAAAACCCGTTTGATTGGACTCCATCAGCCATTAATACAGCCGGCGGTCAGCGTCTGTCTTCAGGATCAGAAATCATTGCCGCTGTAAAGGGACGCCAGGAAGTTCTTATTTGGACGGACGCGAATTTACATGCCATGCGCTTTACCGGTCCTCCTCTCACTTTCGGGTTTTCTCTTCTAGCAAGTAATGTTTCCATAATCAGC